TCATAGATTGTATAGTAGGTAGTGTTAGTATTACCAATAGCACTAGAAAAAGTTTGATACCCTACAACCGCGCCTGCAAGGGTAAGCGTGCCTGTACCACTAGTTGTGGAAGTTTCCTGTACTCTGTCTGCAACTACAAGAGCCATTTAAGACTCCTTAGCTTGTAGCTGTAGTTGAATATGTAACTGCTACTGTATCACCAACTGTTGTTATCTTAGCTACTGCAAAATTACCTTCACTATATAAAGTACCTGCAGTAGAACTTTGTGTACTTACAGCACCTGTACCTGTTACTAAGAAACAACCGTATACTGTTCCACCTGCGCCTGTAATAGTGTAAGTAATTGCTGATGCCGTACATGTTGTTACGTTAGTTGGTGTTGTGCCAGTTGATGTCGCTGCACTAAATACTGCTGTACCACGTACTGGTGACCCGCTTACTGTGTAGTTAGTAAATTCATATCCACCACCCACTAAAGTTGTCATAGTATCTGTAGCTGCTGGTGTTAACGTAGCATTTGTAAGGCCTAAAAAAGGTCCTACTGTAGTATAGGTGCCTGAAGTTCTTAATAATGTATTTAAAAGTAACTCTTTGCCCACAGCCACAACTAAATTAGGCATTTTTTCTTCCCATTTAATGTTGCCGTCTTTATCTCTACAAACTACGTGGTAGTGACCATGCACACCCATTTCATCTGCAGAAATAGCATTTGTATTTAATGTGGCTATAGCTGAATCGCCAAAACCTTGTTGTTCTTTATGCATGATTTCTCCTTAATTAATTCTTAATACCGCAGCGGTTGAGGTAGCTGCAGGAAATTCTATTGTAAACGTTGTAGTGGCTACCTTTTCTCCACCGAAATTTAATACTGCGACTGATGCATTTGTAGTGCTATTATATATTAAGGCGCCAGATGCCGCAAAGTTTGCAGGGCTCCACGTAACATTAGCAAACGTAACATAAGCCGTGTTATTACTAGGATCACTACCTACTGTAGGAGCTAAAACTTTACCCCCAGCTATATAGCCAGTACCTGTAATTTCGTCTTGCGTTGTATATTCAGTTGTATCACTATTTAAAGTAGCTACCGCATTATACAAAGCAATTTTATATGTATATGGTGACCCAGTATTAAAATTAACTAATCCTTGCAATAAGTTTAGTTTAAACGTTGTGGTTTGTGCTTGTCCTAAAATCATACGACTTTAACCCTAACTTGACCGGATCTATAAGCATCTTGCCTATCTTTACCATCACCTAATTGTTTGAGTAAGAACATTGCATCATCATAACGTTTTTGATATTGAGCTATTACATCTGCCTCACCCTTCATATAGGTATAAGCTTCTAATAATGAACCATATAATAATGTAGAACTAAAATTATCACCGAGCCAAGAAGTTCCAGCGGTAGTAATAGATTCAGGGTAATAAAAATAATGTAATTCAACATCATAGTTAGCATCAGGCGTAGGGCCCATAATAAAAGAAGTATTATCAAACACCGCATAGTATTGAGGTTCCCCATAAAAATCTGCATCAGTATCAGGGAACGATTGTCTAATAAAGTTTACATCCTTATTAAGTAAATATAAATACTCATTATTACCATTAATCACAGCCAAACTAAACGTAGCTAACCAATCAGCAGGCATAGCTAAATACTTATTGCCTATTGTTGTAGTACCTGTTACGTTTCTACGAAGTGCAGGAAGTTGTACCGTATTATATATACGTTGTTCAGCTTGTTGGATAAAGGTGTCAATATCCACTGTTTGAAACGTATTCTCAGTATAACTTTGTATTTCATCAACTAACTCCGCGTAGTTCATTATGCCATTGGGCCTCTAGACTTAGTACCTTTAGTAGCTGCACCACATCCACGAATTATAATTTCGCCGTTTTTATTAATTTGTTTAGATGCTGGATCGCCACAACTTACTCGACGAGCTGGCATACCAGGAGTTGATTCCTGAGCTTTCATTCTATTTGGGTCAGTTTTGTATCCAATATCTAGACTTGCTGGATTAGGCATCGGTTGTTTATAAATACCAATATCATCGCCAGTACCGCCTGATGGGTATTTAAACCCAGTATAAGCGCTAGCGTCTTTGTTTTCTTTAGCGTGACCTAATGGATATGATTCCGCTGGTGTTGGTTTTGGAAAATCGTTTTTAGCCATTTTATTACCCCTTTTTTTGTGCTGCGACTTTAGCCATGCCACGACCCATAGTTTTCATGTCAGCATTAGTTTTACCACCTTTGCTACCTGATTCTTTTGGACCATTTTGAATAGCTACTCTAGCGCCGTCGTCACCTAAGTTACGACCTTTAGTTTTACCTTGTTTAGTAATACCGTCTGCTGCTGATCTGAATCCCATATACTTCTCCTTATGTTGTTGATACTGTTACTGTGCCTACATTACCTATTCCTACTAGATCATTAGGCGTTAATCCAGCATCGTTTGCTCTTGATCCCCCTACAGGATTCCAACCCCACTGTATAACTCGGCTACCTAATAACGGTATACCTGTTTCGCTTTGCAATGGACCTGTAACTTCTAACGTTTGTAACCCATTTAAACCTGATTGGTAATAACCTAGATCAGGACGTGGATTTCTCACTGCTTGTGGATCATTAACTGGGTATAGACCAAGACTAAGTTGTGGTTGATCTGGTTCCCAACATTCTGGACACACAAGTATATTAACATTTTTGGTCTTAATAACCAATCTTTTAAGCTGTTTTAGCTTATATCTAAATCCACATCGATCACATTGGGCAATCGAGTTCTTGGCGCTTGCATATTTAATTGGCATTTAATTACCCGTGGTAAAACATTTCACGAGGTACAAATCTAATACTTGCTTTTTCTCTATCCTCATCAGCAGCTAATTGGAATGATGCCTCATAATCAGCTCTTAACATTGCAATACGATTAGGGTCTACATTAGGTAATTTCATTGCTAAATATGCAGCTAACCCCGCAACCATGCAAGGAATAAATCTAAACGGAATATCTTCCACATTAACCCCATTACCTGCGTCTTGAATTCGTCTCATTCTATAATACACAAATTGGTACCAATCACTTTGTTCAGGTGTAGGCCATACATTAACTGTAGGTAAATTTTGTACATAGATTTTAGCGCCAATTGCGTGAGATGCTAGTGTAGTATTATTTACAGCTCTGATACATCCTGTTATGTCATTACCATCAATACCACCATATTGAATAGTCTCAGCATCAATTCTAATAAACCCAAACTGAGCTAGCCCTACTGTACTTGATAACGTAATGGTTTGTGGGTTTGCTGCAGTTGATGCTGTAGCAGTGAGTGTTTCATTTAATGTAATATCTGTTGGGTTTTCTTGACCACTTTGTCTATTAATCCATACTTGGATAGGACGACCTGTTGCGTTTTTAGTAGGAATCGTAATGTATGTAGATTCAGAAATGCGGTTAATATTAATGTCTTGTTGGTTTTGACCTGTGCCGGTTCTAGTTACCATGTCAAGCAAGTCAATCGTATCAACTGGCAACGCATACATAATTTGATTTTGATTCATCGCAATCTGACCAGGTTCTACAGTCCATAAGTTAATGCCGCGATTAGCCCATTCAATAGTGAGTAAATTTAAAGAACGTCGTGCAGTTCTTAAGTCATATCCAGTGCGTAGCTCCTGTCCACATCGCTCAAAAGCGTCTTCAACTAGATTATTTAAATCTAAATTAAAACTTGTCTGTCCTGTGGTTTTATCTACCATTATTTTACTCTTCTATAAGGTTTTACTTTTTGTTTAATTGATTTAGGTTGAGCTACAAACTGCTTGCCTTTAGCTTTACCTGCTCTTTTAGCCTTCGTTGTAGCAGCATACTCTTGAGGGCTTAATGCTTTAATTGCTTTTTCTGGTAAGTATCTTTCACCTGTTTCACTAGACTTTTTACCAGACTTAGTTGTCCACTTTTGTTCACCCCATGACTTTAATGATCGTTGAGGTTTAGCTAATGCACTCATTTATATCCGCCACCTGCAGCTTTATATTTTTTAGCGACTAACTGAGCCTTACGAGCTGACCATTGACCAGCACCTGTGCCGTGAGTGGCTGCAGCTTTTACTTGAGATACAATTCTTTTTCTAAGACTAGGCTTTGTGTAGTTACCGGCTGCATTCACATTACCACCTTCTTTTTTACCTACCATTTTAGATATTGGTGCACGTTGTAATTTATCTAACATAACATCTTTTTTCTTTTCTACCATGCCGCCTTCTTTATACTGAGTAAAATCTGTGTTGTCACGACGTGCTTTTACTTTACCCTTAGGCATTTTGTCAGGCATAGCACCTGTTGGTATTTTAGATTTTTTAATAGCACCCATACCGCGTGAAGGTCTCATTAGCAGATCTTTCCTCTAGATTTACCACGAACAGCAATACCGTTAGCTTTAGCGAGTTGAGATGTCTTACCACCTTTTGACATGCACTTAACTTTGCCGCCTTTTTTATAGTTCTCATCAAACTTAGATACTTCTTTGCTTGGTGAATAACCTTTTAAGCCTTCCATTAATCCTTTTTTAACTTGCTCTTTTTTAGCTGGAGGTAATGGACCCATATCATTTTCTTCAGGTAGTCTGCCTTTACCTTTATGCATGTTATCCCAAGCTTTATCAAAGTCTGCTTGTTTTGGTTGTTTGTCTTTGTCTGCCATAATAGTTCCTTAAATAAGTGTGCCTCTTGATTTGCCTTTTTTAGCAATACCATTAGCTTTAGCTAGTTGAGCTACTTTACCACCACTAGCATATTTTTTAGATTTAGCCATACCGCCGCCACACATAGCATCTTTATCTTTGTCATATGCTAAATGTTTAGCAACGATTTTACCTTCTTTTTCAGCATGAGCATCTTTTTGTGCAGTAGTTCCTGCAAATGATTTTTTACCTGTTTTATAGTCATATTCCATCTCCTTAGTAACAGTCTTAGCTACGCCGCCTTTTTTAAGTGAAAGCTTAGTACCTTTACCGCCTTTATGTTCTTGTGCATCGTGTTGTTTCATTGCTTTTTTAATAAGCATTTTATCTTGCATTAAGTCTTTCTTATCCATCATACCGCCTCCTTTAAATTTACGACCTTTGTCTGCTTGGTTAAACTCTTTTGCAACATCCGTAGGGATGCCGACCTTTTTAGCAAACGCAGGGTTGTGAGCTGCGGCCGCCATAAGATTTCTTTGTGATTTAGATTTACTTGGCATTTTGATTTTTCCATTTGTAACATTTAAAACAAGTGCAATCAGGAAAGTGCCTAGGTTTAGGGTATTTAATTTCCTCTACTTCTTTTTTTACTTCTTCTTTTTTAATAACTTCTTTTACTTCTTTAATAATAGCTTCAACCATTGTTTCAGTTGCTTTATCTTCAGTTCTAATTGGTTCTTTAGGTTGTTTAGCATCTTGTTTCTTTTTTTTAAATACTTTGTCTATAAAAGCTTTCATATTATTTACCTAGCCAATGAGTTACCATCCAACTTATAACACCTGAAAGAATAGTAGCAATAGCAATAAATACTTTCCATCCGCCTTTAATTTCTTCTAGTGTTTTTTCAATACCATCAAGCCGGGCTTTTAATTGTTCCATGTCTTCCATAATGCTATCCACATCTAATTGAATATGTTTAATTTCAACACCGTGTTCTATAACTTCACGTTCTGCGCTCATTTGCAATTCCACCTTTTTAGTGATGCGGCTTTCCTAGTAGGTCTACCTTTTTCGTCTTTCATCGGACCGGGCATACCTGACATCCTAGCACAAAATGACTTCTTACGAGCGCCACCTTGTGGTTGAGGAGCCTTTAGGTTTGACCCAGTAGCTGCGTTATATTTTGCACGGCCTTTAGCCGTGAGCCCTGCTCCTTTAGACACAGGGAGCTTCTCACCACGTCCGACTGCTAGAGAAGGACCTTTTTTCTTGTTAGCCATAGATTATTTGTGCA